TCGCCGCGTCGGCCGACGCCAGCACGTCCACCTTCGTCTTGAGCTGCGCCCACGCCTGCTCGGGCGTGATCTGCGACCGCCCGTGCTGCGCCCGCTCGGTGTTGATGAGGTCGAGCAGGCCGAGGATGACGACCTTCAGGAACGGCGAGATGGCGTCAAGTTCGGCCTTGACGTCGAGTTGGGCCGTCCGATCGGGGGCGGCGGCCACCGCCGCGTCCACCGCCGCCCGGTTCACGCGGTCGAACGTCGCCTGCTCGATGACGACGGCCTTCCCGTCGTAGTGGAGATGGAAACTGCCGCAGGTCGCCACGGCGAGCAGCGGCGCCAGCGTGGCCGCGAGCGTCGGCAGATGCGGTTCGGTGGCACGCGGAATCGACAGCAGGGCTAGCATCAGAACACCTCCACGAGCGCACCCTTGAACACGACATCATTGGCCGCGCCGGCCGTCGGAGACTGGCCCGCCACCTTGATGATGATCGCGGCCGTGGTATCGAGCGCGAGCGCGAAGGCGTTGGCCCGATAGATCTGGGCGCCGTTCAGGACGCCGTAGTAGAACGAGGCGTTCCCCACCTCGGTCGCCGCCCCCGTGCGGATCACCTCGGCCTGGGCGCGAAAGAGGCCGTTATTGACCGTCATGGCGGTGACCGACGACGACAGCACGTAACCGCCCATGTAGAGCTTCGCCACCTTGTCGTTGGCGTTCGCGGCCAGCGTCCCCCAAACCGTGATGCGGACCCCGCGCCCGTTCGCGTTGAGCGTGGCGGCGGGCAGGCTGTAGGTCCACAGGTCCTGTTCGTTGGTGTTGGCGATGTTGCCCGCTTCGGTCACGTTGACGGCGACGGCGCCCACCGGCACCTTGACGACCGTGCCCGCCCCCGCCTGCGCCGTCGTCGCGGTGGTTGAGCCAGTGCGCTCCGACTCGGTCGCGGCCTCCAGGTGGCCGAGCGCCCGGAACTCCAGCTCCAGGCCCGCCGGATCCCCGCCCTTCTGGATCGTGATCTCGGGCTCGCCCGCGACGTAGACGATGGGAAAGTAGCGCTGCATGACCCCGCCGTCCATGTACGGCGACGCCCCGCGCACGAGAAGCGCCATCGTGGCGACCTCCGACCCGCGGGTGTGGCCGATCGTCTTGGTGCCCGGCACGCCAGAGGACGCCTCCACCGTGGCGATGTTGTTCAGGTTCAGCGCGAGCTGCAGCCCCTCGACCGTCAGGTCGTTGAGCGTGAGCTTGAAGGCCGTGCCTTCGGCGGTGCGCCACGCCTTGGTCGGCACCGTGGACCCGGCCGGCGTCCACTCCGTGATCGACTGCGGATGGCTGAAGGTTTGGCCGTCGGAGTAGTTGAGGGTGCCGTTCGTGCCGATCTTCGTCCACGCCTCTGACGGCTCGTCGTCGACGGCGGGCTTCGCCGTCTTCGCCGCCGCCCACCACGCCTCGACGGTCCCTACGAGCAGCTCGTAGGGTTCGACGTTCTTGTAGCCCATGCGATCACCTCACTGCTTCTGTCGCTGCCGGCGCATCTCGAACGCGAGTTCGGACGCGAGGGTCTTCGGCAGTTGCTCGTTCACGCGGTCGATCACGGTCCGCTCGTGCTGCTTCCACACGTAGGCGATCGAGGGGCCGCGCCGTTCCGTGATGGGGAGGTTCGGTCCCCACGCCTTCGGCGACCGGCGCGTGAGCACCCGATCGCGCCCGAAGACACCCACGTGCCCGCCCTTCCCGACCGTCGCCACGAACAGATGTGGGTAGAGCCGGCGGGAACCGGGCCGCACCCTCGCGGTCACACCCTTCTTCGTCTGCCGTGCGCCAAAGTCGTAGAGCGGGATCCGGTCGGCGTCGCAGTAGATCGTCGTCACCAGGTTCCCGGGATGCGCGTCACTCGACCAGATCCGCCGGTTCCGTTTCGTGGTGCCCTTGAGGTCGGCCTGCTTGATGCCTGTGTCCTTGCTCACGGCCCGCACGCCAGCCGTCACGCCGCTCGAGCCGGCCTTGTTGAGCGCCCGCGCGATCGCGAAGGGCGCCCGATCGCCGAGGCGCCTGATGGCCTCCTCGACCTCTCGCGTGTCGACCTGGATGGTGGCGGTCAGCACTTACGGCGCTCCCCATGTCTCGGACCAGCGCTGCGTGTAGACGATTTCGATGCCGCCGTACTTGACGCCCGGCGCGCGCGCGTACTCCTCTTCGGTGCTCGGCTCGATCGGCCACCCGCCGACCGTCGCGTCCGTGGTTTCAACAGCGGCCTTGATGGCGTCGAGCATCTCGCCCGCCGCCTCCCCGGGCCGGTCGAGCGCGTCGGCATCCACGACGGCCGCGATCCGGACAGTGCTCTCGTGCGACTTCTTCCGCCCGTCCCGCCGCACCGCGCTCGACACCCGGAACACGATCTCCCGCGTCGGCTCCGTCTCATCGGACGCGGGCGCCCGCTCCCCGTAGCCGACCGGATACCCGGTCGTCTCGAGGAGGGCTTTCCACGCCGCGATGAGGTCGGACCGTCTCGACATGCGCTACTCCGGGTCGGGAACGAGGTAGACGTGGTGCGTCTCGCTGTCCTGGCGCTCGGTGCCGTCCACGCGAAACCGCTTCGTGTCCCCTCCGGCGGTCTCCGCAGCCAGGACGAGCGTGCCCTTCGGGAGCGAGGCCACCTGGTCCCGCCGGAACGCCATCACCCGCTGCGTCTCGCGCCGGCCGAAGTCGGCGCCATCCGGGCTGTCGACCGCGGCCATCGGAACCCAGATCCCGGTGGTGAGGATCGGAGCGGAGGCCGGCCGCGTGACCGTGGCCGGCACGCCGAACACCGCGAAGATGGGCCCCAGCGAGGGCCGCAGGTCGTCCGCCACCTTGCGCCTCGCCCTAAGTCGAGCCGACCATCGTCAGCTTGATGACCGCGGCGGGCCGCAGGCAGAGCGGCAGCGGGTTCGACTGCGTGTGCAGCTTCACCCACCGCTGGAACTCCGGGTCGCGCGCCAGCTTCGCGTAGATCGGGAGGCCCATCGTGTTGACGGTCTCCTCGAAGTCCGCCGGCGCGAAGTACGTCTGGAAGAGCGGTCCCTTCTCCGTCGTCGCGCCTTCAGGGAAGCAGTACGCCTCGCCGTCGGCGATGAAGTCGACCGCCCCGACCTTGCCCCGGTATTCCTCGAAGGTGATCCCGGCGAACTCGAAGCCGCGGCGGATGTCCTTCCGCAGGGTCTCGCCCTCCCGGTACTTGAGGGTCTCCTTCACGGCCGCGTGGTCGACGAAGGCGTCGAACCAGGACGAGGAGCACAGCGCCCGAGCGCCGGAGTAGACCGCCGCGCCGAGCGCGGTCTCGATCGTGCGGAGCACGCTCATGCACTTCGCGCGCATCTCGAGCGTGGGGTCCGCGAAGTCGAAGTCGACCGTCGGCTGCTCGACGTTGAACTCGGTGTAGAGGTTGTAGATCGGGGTCACGCCGTCCGCGTCGAGGATGAGGCCCTTCAGCGCGCCCATGCGGAGGTACTCGAGGGTGACCTCGTGCATCGCCCGCAGCGTCGCGAGCCGCTGGTTCACGACGGTCTGGATCATCTCGACATCGGTCTCGCTCCCGAACGCCCGGACGTTCTGAACCGAGTCCGCGAGGATCTTCGACTCCCGCGCCAGGTGCGGCACCGTGAAGGCGCGCATCCGGCGAGCGTCCGCCCCGAGCGTGTCCGCCTCGCCGCCGCGCGGGCTCGTCGGGATGAGGGTCAGCTGCCCGTCCTTCTCCTCGACCTGCACGATGGTCGTGGTGATGCCGGACTCGCTGAACAGTCCGAGCTCGCCGAGACGCCCCGGCTTGTAGGGCGCCTTGTTGATCGCCGCGGTCAGCGACCGCAGCGAGAAGGCGTCCTGGTTGAAGACATCCATCGTCGGCATGTGCGCTTCTCCTGTGACCCGAGCTTCGGTCAGGCCGCGAACGCCGCGGCCACCCTGTGCGTGGCCGCGCTAGTCGCGCGCCTTGATCCCGACCGCCGCGAGATCCGCGATCCCGCCGTCCTCGTCGACGTCCGCGGTCCACCCGAGACCGTCCTTCCGGACCTCGGCCCCGAAGTTGATGACGACGCCCGTCATGGCGGCCGGCGCCAGGACCGTGCTGTTGTCGAGTTCGGCGTAGAGCACGCCGGCCGCGACCTCCGACCCGTCCGAGTTCGCGTCGTCGTACGGGGCGTAGTGGTTGGTCGCCGACACGATGCCGAGCACGCGCCCGGGCGCGAGGATCTCGCCAGGCGGCACGTCGACCAGCACGGTGTCGCGCGAGAGCGTGCCGGGCAGCTCGCTGAGGATGAAGTCGCCGGCTCGCCGGCCTTCGGTCAGGGTGGACATTGCGCTACTCCTTCGTGATCCGGTTTCGCTGGGCGTAGATGGCCGCGGCGCTGAGGTCCGCGCGCTGCCGGGTTCGCTGATCCGGCGTGAGACTTCCGTCGATCGCCTGGTTGTCGCGCAGCGCCGTCACCATGACGAGCTGCTCGCGGACCGCCTCGACGCTCATACCGCCCCGGATGTAGGCGGCGGCCAGGTCCGGCACCTGCGCGAGCCCGCAGAGCGCCGTGATCTGCTCGGCGCGCCGGGCCGCGTCCGCGCGCCGCGTGCGTTCCTGGTCGATGCGCGCCTGCACCACCTCGAGCGTCGCGCCCTCGGCGACCAGCGCCTCGGCCAGGTCGAGCACCTCAGCCTCTCGGCAGAGGCGCAGGACGTCCACCGCCGCGGCCGGCTCGGGGGCCGGGGGCTCGGGGGCCGGGGGCGGGGCGGGCGGCTCAGTGAGCGCCTCCACCCGCGCCTTGAACGGCTCGGGCACCTTGAGCGTGGCGAGCGCCTTCGGGCTGAGGAGCGCAGCCGCGCGCAGGCCTTCGACCTTGTCGGTCGCCAGCCCGTAGGTGATCGCGTCGTCGGCGTCGAGCCAGGTCTCGCCGTCCATCAGCTCGCCGAGCTCCTCGTCGCTCAGCGCGGAGTGCCAGCGGTAGGTCGCGATGATGGCCGCGCGGATTGTGTCCAGTTCGTCGGCCGCCTTCCGGAGGTCGGAGGCGTAGCCGTAGACGCCGGTCAGTGGGTTGTGGATGAACAGGAGGGCGTTGTCGCCCATCGTGACCGTGTCGCCGGCCATGATGACGATCGAGGCCGCACTCGCGGCGAGGCCCTCGACGATCGCCTCGATGCGCCGGCCCCTGGTCGCCCGCTGGTCGCGCAGGGCGTTCGCCATCTGCACGGCCGCGAAGACGTCGCCGCCCGGGCTGTTGACGTGCAGCCGGATCGTTTGGACCGCGTCGGGAAGCTTCTTCAGCTCGTCGATGAAGGCCTTCGCGGTGATGACGCCCTGGTTGTCGCCCAACCACTCCTCGATCCACCCGCCGATGAAGTCGACGATGTAGATGTCCGCGCTGGCGGGGTCGCTCTTGGCGGCTTCGATGCGAAACCACTGCTTCATCAGGT